CATTGTGTACATGATCAGAGTGCGCGCGGATACGCTCAGCAAAACGTGACATTAGTAATTCCCTCTTTTTTATAATTAATCCGTTAACAACTACCTAAACGGAAGCGAATATGAAATTGTCTTAGTCAAAACCCTCAAACCAAATAATGCGCTTACTCTATATGCAGCGGTTGTGATTTGTTTACGGCCGTCATGAGGCCTAGATATTACTCAGCAGCGTTAAGCATAGCCGCCGCCAGAAACAAACCAATCAGCATCATAGGTAAGCCAATAAAACTTAATCTATCCGGCAGGTAATGAACGGCAGCGTAACCTACGGCTGCAATTGAAACCCCAATAAGGGCACCTTTGGCCAACCGCCCTCTGGCTTGCTCTCTATGTAAACGCACAAAGTGCTCTTTCACGTTTAAACCACAATGCGGGCAGCCTTCAGACCTTTTGCTCACAGTGTTACCACAGTCAGGGCAACTAATTAAACTTGGGCTAGTCAAGTCTCTTGGTGAAGGGCCGTTAATAATAGTGCTACCATGAGTTGCATAATTAACAAAGCTTGCATTACCAACACTGATACTTGCTTGCCTATCATCAGTATCACGTTTTGTAGGCTTTCTGATGGATTCAGCCATCAGTCTTTTAATTTTTTCTTCAGGGGTTTCGTAATTACTGCTCACAACTCACTCCTTAAGCAACCCTTCTTACCAACTGAATAATATTATCTCTCGTTTGAACCGGATCAGCCATTAAGTCATAGGCTGCCAATACCAGCTCAGAAAACTTATGAGGTGGCAAATAACGATCAGCTTGCTCTAACCCCTCTGTAACAACCTCTATAGCAAGCGCAAGCCGTTCACGGTCGCCAAGTGCAGGACGCTCAAAACCCACTCTTGCCTCTCTTCGCTCACCGGTTATAAGGTACAAAACATCGACACCTGCAGATGCTATATGCTCTAAATACTTTGCATCAGGCGTTCTTTCACCGCTTTCATAATTAACTTGAGCACGCCTTTGCACTCCTGCCATCTCAGCAAAATCAGCTTGGTTAATGCCCAAGCGAATACGCTCTTCTTTTAACCGCTCAAAAAAAGTGTTCATTTGAACTCATAATAATATTGACATGAGCACGGATGTGCACAATAATCAACTTGCACTTATACATAAGCAGCGTTGCACCGCTGCCACCCTGTAACTATATAAGAGGTTAATCTTATGGAAGCCGAAGCCATTAAACAAGCCCTTCATGAAAAAGGCTTTACCTTTAGCATGATAGCCGTCGAGCTGGAGATGGCCCCTAACATGCTGAGCGGCGTGTGTTATCGCCGTACCACATCGAAAAAAGCTGCCGAAGCTATTGCCAAAATACTGGGCAAACCCGTTACCGAAGTATTCCCCGACGTTGAAAGTTACCGTAAGCCGCGCTTACCCACCGGCAATGCCCGCGAAGCCAAACGTGCCGAATTACGGCAACTGCTGGCGTCGTAAGGCGCAAATAACCATTGCGTCACCATTTGGTTTAACGATAGGGAACTGCACGGAGCAGGTTTATGCACAACACAATATTCAATCCAGCTCATCAGCTGCCGGATGACTGCGTCTTCACTATACAGCAGCACACCAACCCACCAGTGCCGGCTTTGCGGCCTAAGCAACAGCAGGCTGTTAACCAAAGCGCGTACCTGGCTAATATCAATTTTATCGGTTGGCCGCCCTTCACCTATGAGGGGCAAACCCAACCAGAGCACCAGTTGTTCAGTTATCTGCAGTTTGTCCGCATTTGGCCCAAGGTTAACTGTTTTGTATTGTTTCATGCCGATTCCACCCTACTGTTTGATGGCACCAGCCTAGGCGGTTTTGCTGTTCCAAACGAGTGTTTTTATTCGAGCAGCTACCATGTGAGGGCATTCCAATGAGCCGTAAAAATTGGAATCAGCTGGTAGCACGTTCGCTAACCGAAAGCTTGCAGCTATGCAAAGAATTCGCGATTGCCAATAAACAAATGAGCGTACCGCGCATAGCCGACCGCATTGGTACCTCGCCCGATATGCTTTACAAGTATCTGGGCGGAGGCACCATGCCAGCGGTAACGCTTATTCCCTTTATGGAGGCCACACACCGCATTTACCCGCTGCAGTATATGGCGCACAGCCTGAATCACCTGCTGGTACCTATGCCGCGCGGCCGCAAGGCTGAACACAAAACGCTGATCGCACTAAGCCAGTTTTGCAATGCGGTAATGGGCCAAATGCTGGCCCTGCAAAGCGGTGAGTGCCGGGCGCAGGACGTAACCGACCAACTTACCCTGCTAATGGAAAACCTGGCTTACCACCGCATGGAGGCCCAGAAACACGACCAGCCCGAGTTAGAACTATTTCCGGAGCGTACCGATGTCTGAAACCAAGTATTTATCTAACCAAATCTGCCGCGTTTTGCGTTTACAAAAAGTGCTGGCAGGCCACGAGAACACCGGCTTAACCATTAGTGAAATTGCTAAAAAGCTGGACACCACCGCCAGCCAGATATTGCGCGATTTAGCCAACTTGCAAAGTGAAGGCTTTGCCGAGCGCTGCCCCTGGGATGATAACCGCTGGCGTTTAGGCCCAGCGATGGCACAGATCAGCAACAGGGTGCGCATAAATCTGGATCAGGCGCAGCTGCAACTGCAGCAAGACATTACCAACTACAGCAAGGTGTTTTAGGGGTAAGCCATGGCAACTAAAAAACCAGCATCCCCCTTTGGTGATATTGCATCACAACAAGGTGAACTCCTTCGATTAATGCGCGAGCAAGAGCAAAAGGCAATGGAAGAAGCGGATAAACGCCTATTTCCCGACCACCTGCCAGAGCATCCGGCAGCCGCATTAGCAGTGTTAACACAACAACAGGCAGACAAGGCAGTAGATATGAATACTCCGAATACCGCGCTGAGCCATGAGCAGCAAAAGGCGATCATCGACGCTAAAGATGTATTACTTAACAAATCCCTGGTAATGCGCCAGTTAGGCCAGGCTGAAGCTTTCGACTTCATGAGAAAACTGGCGAAGATTGGCCAATTAAAGCTAGTCCAAACCATTAAAGAAAATAAAGAATACAAAGGCTTAGTGTATTTAGACACCGATGGAAACCGGCAACAGGTTGCCACTTGGGACGACTACTGTTTAGCATTCCTCGGTGAATCTCGCCGGACAATTGATGAGCGCCTAGCAAACTTGGCAGTTTTCGGCGAAGAGTTCTTCGAAGCCAGCCAAAAAATCGGCTTAGGCTATCGCGAACTGCGCAAGCTACGCCAGTTACCGGCCGATCAACAGCAGCTGGTTATCGAGAACGAAGCGGTAGAGCTGGGCGATAAAGATGCGCTGCGTGAGTTGATAGACGATTTAAACGCCAAGCATCAGCAGGAATTAAAAGCCGCTAAAGGTGAAAAAGCCGAGCTGGAGCAAGCCTTAAAAGTGGCCCGCCAAATGCGCGATGAAGCCCAGGCCGAAGCCAACAAACATAAAGAAGTACTGGCTCAGCGTAAGTTTAACCCCGAGAGCTGGAAGCGCGATGTAAGCCAAATAGTTACCGACATAGCCACGCTGGAAGGTACCGTTTTGCAGGCTCTTACCAAGCTTGTAGCCCTGCGCACCAAAATAGCCGAAAGCGACAGCGACGACGTATTTGCCAAAGACCCTGCCACCTATCACGCCGCCATGGAGTTTATGTGCGGTGCCATGCACCACGCCAGCCGCTGCCTGGCCGAGGACGTTGCCCTATTTTGGCAAGACACCGACGTAATGCTTGGCGCTTATACCGATAAAGCCCGCCCAGCGCTTGAAGTGTTAGAGCAACTGGCCCAAAACGCCAGCCAGGGCAGCGAGGAATAAACCATGCTGGAACTAAATGCCGACGCAGCCAATACAGAATTGCTTGTTCGCTACGCGCAGCGTTTAGAGCAAGCCAAACACGGTGAAAAACAAAGCATTTTAACTGAGGTAGAAGAATTCCTTGGCTGGAAAAGTGACAAGTTTTACCGCGAGCTGAAAAAAATAGGCTGGACCAGTGGCCGCAAACGCCGCAAAGACGCAGGCAGCACGGCGCTGTCGGAAGAGGCTATACAAAAAGTCGCGGCTATCTCGGCCATTGGTAACCGTGCTAACGGTAAACAAATTGCCAAAATACCTACTATCCGCAGTGTGTTAAGCCAAAGCGGCGTAGATTTTAACCTAAGCAATAGCCGTATTCGTGCCGTATTAAAAGACAGGGGCGCAACCGCTAAGCAACTGGCTGCGCCCTCTGCCCCTGTTCGCCTGGCCAGTCTTTACCCTAACCATGTGCACCAAACTGACCCAAGCTTATGTTTGCTGTACTACCCACCAGGCAAAACCGGGCAAATACAGCGCTTTAGAAACGACGACGACTTTTACAAAAACAAACCGCAAAACTTTGAAAAGCACCCCAACTTACGGGTTTGGCGCTACGTATTAACCGACCACGCCAGCGGCGCTATTCGCTTTCGTTACTACGAAGCTGCGGGCGAAAGCACTAAAACGCTGTATGAATCCTTGCTGTGGGCTTGGGGCGAGCATAACGATCCCAACTGCCCAATGCGCGGCCTGCCTGAGTTTTTAATGATGGACAAGGGCAGCGCCAACACCAGCACCCCCATTAAGCGCGCATTGCGGGCTTTGGGTGTGCAGGTATTAGACCATGCTGCCAAAAACGCCCGGGCCAAAGGCCAGGTAGAAAACGCCAACAATTTAGTAGAGCTGTTGTTTGAAAGCCGCCTGCTGTTAGAGCCGGTAACCAGCGTGGCAGAGCTTAACCAGCGCGCTGAGGCCTTTCAAAACGCCTATAACAATAACCAACTGCCCGAATACAACGCTATTCATAGCCGCCACAAAATGGCGCGCTACGAATGCTGGATGAAGATAAAACAGCACCAGGGCAAGCTGCGCGAACTGCCACCACCAGAGGTATGTCGCTGGCTGTTAACGGCCAAACCAGAAAGCCGTAAAGTAACCAATATGGAGATTACTGCTGTGCATCCACGCACCAAGCAGCGCCATACCTACGACTTAACCGGCCTGGTTGGTATTTGCAATGATATGGAAGTGCTTATCACCCCGATGGTAATAAGCGAAAACGCCGAAATTCTGGTGTATTGCACCTATTTGGGCCAGCAGCAGGTTCACCAGGTAGCACCGCTGACTCAAAACGACTTCGGCTTTTTCAATAATGCTGCGGTTATTTCGCAGGAGTACAAAGCCAAGCCAGATACACATGTAGATACCATACGCAAAGAAGCACTGCGCATGGCCTACCCCAACATGACCGATGAGGAGATTAAAAAGGCCCGCCAGAAAAAAACAGTACCGATGAACGGCGAGCTGGACGCCCTAAGCCACCTGATGCACCTGTACACCCCAACCTATATGCCGGTAGCTGGCGAGCAAGTTACTACCGACTTTGCGGCACCTACAAGCAAAACGTTACGAGGCATTGCCTTAAAGGCCGCCGCACTAGCCCAGTTAAACCGGGTACTCACCCCGGAAGAAAGCGCCTGGCTGAATGCCATTGGCGACGTCACCGAAACCCAACTGCCCCAGGTATTGGAGCGCATGCGCCAGGAACTGGCCAAGCGCCCGGCATTACGGGCCATTTAAGGAGGTAACCCCATGGCAAAACCCAACGAGCATAAGCAGATAGTAATTGAGCGGGATTGGAAGATCCGCTTAGGTCGCATGCTCGCAAACAAAGGCTTAAGCCAGGCCTGTGTAGTGGAATGGATGCGTGACCACTGCGATCTGCATATTAGCAACGCCACGCTTAACCTGATTATTAAGCATGGACAGTGGCCCAAGAAAAAACAGAACGAGATTTACCAGGCATTGCAGCGCTTTGCGACTGAAAACGGCCTGGTTGCCCAAAGCCATGTGCATTTGATTTTTTTGAATGACCCATGCGAGGCCGCCATTACGCATGGTGCCAAATGGCGGGCGCTGTTTAAAGCGCGCGGCTATCAGCAGCAATTTGAAGAAGACCTTAACGGACGCCTATTAACCGAGTTACCGGAGCCAGAAATGCTAACTCAACAAACTAAAAAGCACTTTGGGTTGTTTAACGACCCGTTCGAAAACGAAATTTACAGTATGGACCAGGTTTATCTGAGCCAGAGCCATCGTTACGCAGTGGAGCACATGATCCAGGCCGCTCGCATGGGCAGCATGCTGTGTATTTACGCCGAATGTGGTGCCGGTAAAACCACGCTGCGCCGTGTATTCAACGAGCGCATTAACCAGCTACATCCTGAAGTTCGCATTATTGAACCCGCCCGCATCGACCGCAGCGAGATTGGCGCCAACACCATTTCTGAAGCCATCATGCGCGAGCTGCAGGTGAACAGAAAACCTAAAAGCTCGGAAGATCGTGATGCCATTATTCGCAAGGTACTTACCGAAAGCTATAAAGCGGGCAACCGCCATGTACTGGTAATAGATGAAGCTCACGACTTACCCGACGAGGTAATTAAACAGTTAAAACGTATTTGGGAGCTGGCCGACGGCTTTACCAAATTTATTGGCATTGTGCTAATTGGCCAAAACGAAATGGAGAAAAAGCTAAAAAACCACTTTATTCGTGAGTTTACCTACCGCGCTACCCAGTTGGTAATAGAGCCGCTGGGTAATGATTTACGCGACTACATTGCCCTGAAATTAAAGGCCTGCCACAAGAACCCGCAAGATCTGCTTACCGACGACGCTTACAGCGCCATGCAAACCTTGCTAACCGGTACCCGCCGTTTTGGTGCCAACACCGGCAAAGCCGATGAAATTGTGGATATGAGCTACCCGCTTAACGTTAACACCCTAATGAAAAATGCCCTGAACCTGGCTGCCAGCCTGGGCGAAACCAAAATAAGCGGCGAATTAATTATGCAAATTCGTCGCGCAGCTTAAAAGGAAACCGCTATGCAACAACATGATATCCCCGCAGGTTGGAAGCTGGATGGCGAAGGCCGTTTAGTAAAAATTGAAAACATCAGCGAGCAGGTTTTGGAAGAGGATGCGCTGGTACTGCAGTTTATTGAGCAGGCCAAGGCGGTACATCACGCCATGCAGCAACTTAAAACCGCACTTACGCATACCTCTGAGGCATTTATTGCCAAGCTGGTAGCGGATTATGGGGTTAAACGCCTGGAAAAAATCAAAGGCAATATCGATTTTTTCAGCTTTGATCGCAGCATTCGTATTAGCCGCCGTGTGCAAGACACCATTAAGGTAAATGCTCGCATTGAAGCGGCCCGTCAACTGTTCGACCAGTACATTAATGTGGTAACGCAAGACTTGGCAGACGACGGTGTAAAGGTGCTGATTAACCGTGCTTTTAAGCCCGCCAAGAAAAACGAATTCAGCGTGAGCAAACTGGTGCAGCTACTTAACGTTGAAATCTCACACCCGCTATTTCGCCAGGCGGTAGAGGCATTGCGTGACGCCCTAGAAACCGACACCAGCTGTGTTTACTACAACTTTTACCAACGCAACCCACAAGGCGCATATGAGCTGTTAAGCCTGCGCTTTAGCGATGTACCGGTGTTAGCCGTGTCTTCAGCCACCCCCGCAACTCAAACCGCAGAGGCCAGTTAACTATGGCATTTCAGGTGTTAGTAAACGGCGCTTTGCTGCTGCAAACGCCTGACGGTAAGCAAGCCGAGCAGTGCTACAGCAGGTCTGTAGCCCGCTATCCGGCGCATGATGTGAAGTTAGTAGAAGTAAAGGTGCTGAGCAACCGCCCGGCACACCACCCCCAAACCATCCATTAAGGAAATAGTATGAACAAAGCAGAGTTAGTAAACGCCATTTCAGCACAAGCAGATTTACCTAAAGCCCATGCCGAGCGCGCGTTGGATGCCTTCATTAACACCGTTACACAACAGCTGAAACAGGGTAATAGCGTTACCTTGGTTGGCTTCGGTCAGTTTAGTAGCAAGGTTACCCAGCCACGCACCGGACGTAACCCACAAACCGGTGAAACCATGCAAATTCCGGCGGGGATCCGGCCCGCGTTTAAGCCAGGCAAAGCGTTAAAAGATGCCTTGAAATAACCTATTGACTCGGAGGCGGGGCCAACGGCCCCGTTACTAGCATGACTGAACACACCACTATACTGCTGAACATTCTGCAAGGCCAAGAAGATCCGCTTTCAAGCAACGAGCTGGTTGATTGTAGCGGCCTAACTCAAACTGAAGTACTCAAGGCCCTGGGTGAGCTTAACCAAACCTACCATATCCGTAAAAGTATCGCTGGCTACAAACTATTAAGTGAGCCGGTAGACGGCACCGACGCCCACACCGATCAGGCAGAGGCTGCCGATGCGCTAAAAGAGTTATTGGTATTCTTTACCCGGCATACTAAGAGTTTTCTACCCAAAGCCATAAGCGATCAGCTGGGTTGGGATGCCAAAACGACCCGGTTACAGCTAAAGGCGGCCAAGAACGCCGGCCTAGTCAGTATGAAAAACAGTGGTTTTTACTACCTTACTCCGGATGGCGTACGCCTGATCCAGCAACGTTACCCTGATATCGAGGTAAAAGCCTTTGTCATGGATAAAGCGAAAGAACACGTTAAACACTTTCATATTGTGCCGCCTCATTTAAAAGATGAAAAAGAGCGGCAGGCCGGTAGAACAGTAGCTGTAATAGAAAAGCCGCATCCAGCTATCACCCAGGCCAGAACAATATCGGCCACGCTTAAACTGGCAGATCATTCCGAACGCGGCCTCCCACAACTCACAGAGGTACCGGTGAAAATCGTTGTGCTGGATGAATTAGCCAAATGCTTCGGTGCTGATGTGCAAGTTCAGCTGCAACAGCTGTCTGGCTTCTTAAAGGAGTACGCCCGTGCCTAACCCAAACCGCACCAAGCCACAGCTTATTCAGTTACTGCACATCGCACGCAATAAGCTTCAGATGGATGAACATGTTTACCGGCAAAACCTGCAAGCCTGGACGGGCCAAGCCAGCAGTAAAGATATGAGTATTCCGCAGCTGGAGAAATGCCTGGCGGGGATGAAGCGGCTGGGCTTTAAGCCAGTTTTCAAAGGTAAAGAACCTGCCGGCAAACCGGAACTGCAGCAAGATCAGCTTAAAAAGCTAGGCCAAGTATGGACACAAATGGCCGCACAGGGGCTGATTAACAACCCGTCTTACCTGGCAATGGAGCGCTGGGCAGTTAAGCAAAGCCAGCACCTTAATAACGGTACCGGTATTCAAAAATTAGAGTGGATGGCACCAATTGCCCGCGAGTTAATCGAGCAGTTAAAGCGCTGGCATCGGCGGCTTATGCTGCAAAAGCTTGGTATTACTCGCTCAAACGCCAGTTACAGCCAGGTACTGGCGCAATTTCAACTGCAGTTTGATCGTAACGAGGGGGCGTAATGGCCAAACCGGATGAGAAGCTGGCACAGTTTCTGGTGGATCTGATGGTACACACCGCAGAACTACTTAAAACAGAGCTGAAAATTGACGATCAACAGGCTGATGCTCTGGGTTATCAACTTGCCGATACCATCCGTCAGGTACATGGTGGCTCAAATATCTATATGCCAAAAGGCGTTCAAATGGACGCAGCCATTAAGAAGCACGGCATCATTAACGACTTTCGCGGTAACAACCATGCTGAACTGGCCAGAAAGTATAACTGTTCAGAGGTTTATATTTATCAGGTGATCCGCGCCTACACCCTCGCAACCCGCAAAACTCTTCAACCAGGACTGTTCCAAGATGATGAAAACAACTAAGGCTTATGAAATGCACCGGCTTTCTATCTTAAAAGCCATGCTGGTTAATCAACTGCGTGACGCTGAAACTGAACAAGAGCGCGACGAAATAAGAAAAAAGCTCAGCGTAAGTGAAACGGAACTGCGTAATTTACATAGCCCAGACGGCGAGCCAGTGGTCAGTGAGCATGCAGTGCTACGCTATTTAGAGCGCGTTCAGGGGCTGGATATCGAAGCCATCAAAACCGAAATTCTCGCCGGCCGCCGTGAGCAGATCCGCCAACTCAATACCTGCAATATCAAAATGCCCAACGGTTTAAAAATGGTCGTACGCGGCCGTGTCGTTGTCACCATCCTGGATAAATAGCGAAACGCCAAGATTAGCCGGCTTAAACTAGTCGGCTTAATTTACTCTGGGCGATGACTTTCTTAACCATCTAAAATCAAGTACTTTTATTTGCATCAATCACAAGTAAAGGTAATCACGCTAATGTCAGCAATTATCCCCTTCCCAGACGCACTGAGCTTTATAAACACTTTACTTGAATACAAAAAGAAATCAGAGACTGAAACCGTCCTAAAGATGATGGAACAAGGCAATTTAACTCTTCCAGACGCACTTGCAGCAAATCCATATTACATCGCCAGCCTAAAACGTACGTTAGATGCTATAGATAGAGCATCTTGTTCAGAAAAAATTGAGATTCTTAAGGAGCTTTACATAAGTGGAGAAAAATCAGGAGTAATTAGTACTTCACCAGATCTGTACCAAGAAATGCTCACAATACTCTCCGACTTATCTTTACGCGAAATTTTGATTCTAAGAAATCTGGAACTAGGCGGATTGCGTTACTCAAATGACAAAATTGTAAAGCAACCAAATGAAGCACATGCTGACGGGTTACCAAGTGCAGCTGATTTATACTTTTCTGCCAGAAAGTTCTGTGCGGAGAGACTACAACTTGATGAGGATAATCTGACCGCATTAATTGTCAGATTGCTACGTACTGGCTTGCTAACCTCAACTCCGACTTGGGAGTCATCGATCTATTTCTTTTCACCACTTTATAGAGATCTAAGACAGTTAATAACGCACGGCTTTTACGAGTAAAGCAAACATTTGCTAACCGCAGATATTTCATAATATTAAATGACGTTTCAAATGCTGGTATACGCGGTCCCATCAGGGTATACCTAGCCACACAACTTTTCGCAGATCTAAGGGTATAGTTTTCTTAGTGTCTATCATTTGGACGTTGCGAAGCG